AATTGCCACAGCAGGATCTTCAGGTGCTGCTGCCGGGAACATCTATGTTGGTACAGGAACAGTAACTGCGGGTGTCCCCGCAGTCGTGTATGACATTATTGAGTATGACTACAACGCAAGGGTAACGGGAAGTTATACCGTACCCGCTGGATATACCGCGTATCTCTCGCAGGGGTTGTTTTCTTCAGGTCAAATAACTGGTAGCAATTCTGTCACTGGTCGTTTGATGGTCCGTGGAACAGATAACATTCGCAGAACCGTAGCTGTTACCACTGTAAATAATGGTTCCAGTGACTACTCCTTTGAGTACCCTGCCGTAATTCCTGAAAAAACAACGGTAGAGGCTCAAGCAATCGGATCTGCCGCAAATAACGCCTGTTCTAGTATGTTTATTTTGGTCCTAATTAAGAACGATGCGGGGACTGCATAATGGCCAAGGGCATGGGAATCAAGACATCTGTTAAGTCTGGTAACTTTCGCCCGACAAAGCAGGGTGCTGGCATGACAGAAAAGGGTGTTAAAGCCTTTCGTCGTGCCAATCCCGGATCAAAGTTGAGTACTGCCGTTACTGAAGATAACCCTACTGGGAAACGCGCTAAACGCCGTAAGTCTTACTGTGCAAGATCAGCGGGACAAGCGAAGATGTTCCCGGAAGCTGCAAAAGATCCAAACAGCCGCCTTCGTCAGGCCCGCAAAAGATGGAAATGCTGACATGATGGTTGGATTAGAGTTTATCTGGAACATACTTTTAACAATAATCCTCATTCCTACGGCGTGGATTTTGGTGTATCTTAATGGCAGGGTTAACGAATTATACCGCCATACTGCAAATACGCGAGAGGACATAGCCCGAAACTATGTTACCCGAGTAGATCTTCATAACGATCTAGACCAACTCATCAAGAGATTTGATCGGATTGAAGAGAAAATAGATCGTTTAGTTGAAAACAGATAGGAGACTACCATGCGTATACGTAATCCAAACATGCCTCGTCCTCCCGTTGGAGGGACTAACAGACCTCCTCGTTATGATGGCGTTGGAGATGGTCCTCGTCGTCCTCCTATAGGTGGCGGAATGGGTAATCAGCCTAAAGGCGGAGGGGGTGCTGGTTTGGGTGGGTTTAATCCACGTAAGCCAATGGCAATGGGCGGAACTGTGCAGACTCGTCCAAAGGGTTCTTCCCCCCGTCCCGGCGAGAAACCCTTTTCCCCCGGAATGCCTAAACTACCCCGCATTAAGATGGCAATGGGCGGGATGACACTTCGTCCCGGAGATGTGACTAATAAACTACCTCGTGCTCGCGGCGGACCCGGCGGACCCACTAATGCGCTGCCTCGTGCTCCCGGCGGACCCGGCGGACCCACCAATGCGCTGCCCCGTGCTAAGATGCGCGATGGTGGTATGACAGCGCGCAAAGGGTATGCCGATGGCGGTATGCCAATGGTCATGAAGGACGGGAAGAAGGTTCCATCTTTTGCAGCCGACGGCAAGGGTAAAATGAAGCATGGTGGCATGGCTCACGGCAAGGCTCCAAAGGGCCGTGGCATGGCGATTATGATTGCTATTGGTAAGCCAAAAGGCCGTGGCAAAAGCTAAGGAGAGTGAGTTGCCTGTAAAGAAGTCTGGTGTAAATGCTTCAGGTAACTACACAAAGCCTACTATGAGGAAGGCTTTGTTTAGCAAAATCAAGGGCGCAGCCGTGCAGGGTACGGCTGCTGGTCAGTGGTCTGCTCGTAAAGCGCAGATGCTGGCTAAACAGTACAAGGCAAAGGGCGGAGGATATAGGGACTAATGAAGGCTCCACAACAATCCTTGAAGAACTGGTCTGATCAGAAGTGGCGTACCAAATCGGGTAAGCCGTCTAGTAAGACAGGTGAGAGGTATTTGCCGGAGGCTGCGATTAAGGCTCTTACTCCTTCTGAGTATGCTGCGACGACGAAGGCTAAACGTGCTGGCAAGGCGAAGGGTAAGCAGTTTGTAAAACAGCCTCCCAAGATTGCTGCTAAGACATCTGGCTACAGGTGATTGATCATGAAGGCTCAAAAGAAGATCAGCAAGGTGATGCGCGAGTTTAAGGCTGGAACCTTGAATACAAGAAGTAAGAAGGGTCCTGTGGTAAAGAACCCTAAACAAGCAATCGCCATTGCCTTATCACAGGCTGGTATGTCGAAGAAGAGGAGTAAGTAAGATGGCAAGTTCAATTCGCAAAGAGTTTGATGTAGCGTTTCGTTCGGCACTGGATGCCGGAGAAAGCACGTTTGAATTTCGGGGCAAGAAGTACAACACGAAGATGGCCCCTCCCAAGACCACCTCCAATCGTGGCGGTGCGCGGATGAAGAGCGGCAAAGATGTCATGGACACCCTTCCAAAGGTTGGTAAGGTAGAGACCCGCGAACTTGCGCCCTTGCCTGATCGCCCAGAAGTTTCAGGTGGCAGCGGGGACTATATGTCCAAGGTTTCGCCAAAGCAGAAAATAGGGTTCAAGGCCGAAGATATGGGCATGAACCAATACAAGAAACCGGAACTCAGTGATTTTGTTCCAGATTTTCTTACAAATAAAGCGGCTCAAAATAGAGAAACAACTTTGCGTGATAGCCTCAGTTCAATGGCAGATTCGGATCTTACGCCAAAGGCGGGGCAACGTCCAACGGATGAACCCTCCGCATTTCGCAAGGGTGGCATAGTAACAGCCAAGCGTTCGTCAAAGCGCGGTTGTGGTATTGCTACTAAGGGGTTTGGTAGAGCAGGGGGACGTTGAGATGATGAACCGTACTCGTAAATATGCCGACGGTGGTGCGGTTGAAGCTGCTCCTCCTGTAGGCATGGCAAACCTTGGTGTTACGCAACCTGCCGCGCCAGAGATACCACAGGCGTCCCCATATGCTTCACCAACGGATTACGGGATGCAGGGGAATGCTTTTGGTCAACCGCAGGGAACAACGCAGCAGACAAATCCGGGTCTTATCGGTATGAATAAGACAACCGGACAGATGGGTGCTACTGCCGGATTTGCCAAGGGCGGCCTCGTAAAGCCTATGAAACCGATGCGTGTAATGAAGCGTATGCGTGTCATAGGCGAAGGCAAGGCAAAGAAGATGAGTAAGGGCGGCTCTGTTGTAAGCCGTGGCAGCGGAATAGTGATTCGTATGAAACCTTGCAAGATGAGTTGATATGACAGTTTCTGGCACGAAGACATTTGAGTTAGATGTAGCCGACTACATCGAAGAGGCGTTTGAGCGTTGTGGCATTGAGATCCGCACAGGATACGACCAGCGCACGGCTCGCCGTAGCTTGAATCTGCTTCTTGCTGAGTGGGCAAACCGTGGTTTGAACCAGTGGACGATTGTCCAAGAAAATATTGCGCTTAATGCCAATAATGAATCCTACACGCTGACATCAAGTGTGATTGACATCATTACTGCTGTCGTAAGAGATAGTTCGGGAGTTGGAACTGCGTCCCAGTCTGATCTTACAATCGACCGGATCAGCCGCGAGATTTATCAGAACATCCCGAACAAGTTAAGCATTGGTCGTCCTGTACAGTACTTTGTAGACCGCAAGATTATCCCTGTTGTGTATGTCTGGCCAAAGCCTGACACAACCTACACTCTGGTGGTCGATAAGCTGGTGCGACTGGACGATGCCAATTCTGGCGTGAATACTATGCAGATTCCGTTCCGCTTCTATCCGTGTCTTGCTGCCGGATTGGCGTATTACATTGCAATCAAAAAGGCCCCTGACCGTATTCAGATGCTGAAGGCGATCTACGAGGAAGAGTTTGAACGTGCTGCCACGGAAGATCGTGATCGGGCATCTCTGAGATTGACGCCTTCTCGGTCCAACTATCGGTTGGGGTAACCCATGGGTCTTTTTGCAAACGGCAAATACGCCATTGCGATCTGCGACAGATGCGGATTTCAATACGATTATCATTTGCTGGCAAAAGAGTGGAATGGTCTGAGGACCTGCACGGAGTGCTGGGAGGCGAAGCATCCTCAGTTGGACCCGATCTTTCCGCCACCTGAGCCACAGGCGTTGGTTGCACCAAGACCGTCCCGTATTGAGCCAATGGACGTACCAGTTGGTACTGACATTTTCCCGTTTATGCAGTATAACTTGTTGCAGATGATTACGCAGGTTGGCGTTGTTAAAGTGGAGATAACCTGATGGGTTGGACATACGCAACCTTGGTGCAAGCAATCAAGGATTATACTCAGTCCTT